AAGTCAGTCGCGCTAGTCGGGTCTAATAACCGATCATCAGCAGATTTTGGCACCAATGCTGCGTGTGCTTGGGCATCGGTAAATCCCAACGCGACCAAGAATGCGTGCATACCCTTGTAATCAGTTGAGCTTCGATATGAATAATCCGCCCAAACTGTTGACCAAGTAATACCTAACGTTGTACTTGCTCCATCAGTGTCAGTATCAGTGTCGATGACAATCTGACGCGCTTCTTGAGTGATAGGGTCTTCAGAGTTGTAGGACTCTTTAGTGTGAACAAAAGTCTCCAGCCATACAGTAGTATCAGGTGAAGATGTTGACGTGTAGATGTCCTTGTTAGCAATAAAATGCTTATTGCTGTGACGAACAACAGCGCCAGACGGATAGAACTCGCCAGATGCGTAGAGTTGACTTGGTGCTGACCGCCGAAGCGTTAATTCCGCAGATGTTGTTACGCCTGACTCATCGCCTGCTCCTGCATTGCTGACGGCAAAAATCTCAGAGCCAGTCTTTGTAAACTCCCGGCTGATCGCGCCGCCAGAGCGTGCCGGATCAGTCTGAATGATGAAATTACGCTGCGGCAGTCTGACCGATGCAGTGTTGCTGGCAACAATTGAAACACGGCGCTCGTTTGGCGTGCGTGTATCAACAAGTCGTCGAATGTAGACGCGCTTGCCAAGAAGCAGATTTGTTGTACCGTCGATGCCGGTGGTTGATTCCCCGGCAGTGTTAGCAAATGCAGCCGTTATATCGATCTCGGTTGCAGCGCTTGAATCCCATGCGTTTGCCGCTAATGGTGCGTACCACGGATCACCTTGCGGATTTTCGGCCCAAATGTAAGTACCGCTTTTCAGTGTGTAGCCGTCATTCAGTAAAATCTGAGGCGTTGCCGTTGACGAGCTATCAACAGCTAAAGCACTGGTGAGTGTAATCTTGCTGCTGGTAACAGCAGAGATCGTGCCAAGAAAGATCTTGCGAATGTTGCCGGTTTTTTCTTGCAGGTCAAGCGGGACGCGGATCTTGCTGACAGCCCAGTTTTTGTCACTAGGAAATGCGGCATTCTTGTATCCTTTGCTGTAAGCAGCACAGCCACCAAACGAAGAATTGCTATTGGTGATAGTAACTTCACCGCCAAGATCAGTGAAATGATGAATACCTTGGCCGATAGCGAAAATCGAAACTTCTTGAATGATGGCATCATTGATTGCACTGATGTGACGACTCAGCCGTTCGGGCTTCATCCGCACATCATCTGGATCAGCATCAATGTATTCTTGATAGGTAGGTTGCACCCAGCTGCCGCTTTGATAAATCTCCCAGCAGCTCATATCCTTTTGCAAGCTGACGCCAGTGAAATTGGCGCACACCATGCTCCTAAGACCCTCAACCTTGGAGCCGTCCATAAATGCACCGCCTAGACCATAGTCAGAGCGTTTAGAGCAGTTGAAGATATAAGGTGACGCTGATGCTGTCGTATCCCATGCACTGCTGGGGGTTTGGCCTTGCTCGATAGGGCCAACAATTTGATATTCAGTGCTGCGAGTAACGGTCAGCGCACTTGAAAGATCTGCGCCACTACCAACAGCAGAGAAGGTTTTGGCGTAGAAATCATCAAGCTCAGCTTCACTGGCGAAATGGAATATATCCAACAAGTGATGGCTTGTATTAAGACCTGCCTTGTCTTTGATCGTAAAGCCAAAGAAGTAGCCGGTGCCGGTGATCTTCAGCATCGCCCTGCGGTTGCTGTAATCAGACTCCTCGTCAGCAGCTGCAGGCACCCAGTTAGGACGGATCACCGTCTTACGCAGATCAGGCCCGCACAGACTGCATCCTCGCGGCAGCAACACACCACCAACGGTGGCGGGGTTGAACTTGATCAAGTCTGCAGCGCTTACATCTCGCGATGTGCCGTAGCTTGTGATCGTTGTACTTGACTGGCCAGGATCGTTATACAGAACGTGCTCGCCAGGGCTAAGAATGATGCTTACGACATCAGTTGTCGCTGCAACATCATTCGGGTCGTACCAATCCTTGCTAGTAATAATTGCTGCTTCAAGGACAGCCCTATTGATTGTTTTGAACGGACGCTGGGGTGAATATCCGCAGACTAATCGCTGCTTTTCAAGTCGTTTCAGCCTGTCAGCTGCAGTCGTTCCATAATCGTTATACGAGCCGCCTTCAAACTGATCGCTGCCGGTGTAAGGATTGACGTATAGCTGAAATGGCGCACTGAGCGGATCTGCTTGCGCGGTGTTACCTGCCGAAACCGCTGCGTTGCCAGCGATCTGCTTGACCATATCGGTCAAAGCAGCGAGCTGCGCGCGAAACTCGCCTTGAGTGCTGTTGATATTGCTCAGCGAACCGCTGTCACCCGCAAACTCCAGACTCGACACAATCATCCGGCACTAGATAACACGATCCTAGCAACCGGCCTAACTGCTTGCTACTTTCAACCGAATGTCAGATGTCGCGACAAAATCAGCAGTGCCGGTAATCAAATCAGTTGCGCTTGTATCAACGCGAGTGTTTGTCAATAAAAGGTCGCATTGATAATATGCTGAACCATTGATTTGATTCGTTGGCTCGTTGCGATTTTTGTATAGGTAGAATTTCGCGTTTGTATCGCATTGGTTTTCGGTAAGCAATATAAGGCGCAGAAGCGTCATTGAGTCAAGCTCATTAGCCTGATTTCGATGGTCAACGAGGAAGTTGAGGGTGCCTGCGCCGCGCACCAAAGACTTGACGTGTTCACCAAAAGTTTCGCCAATCGCGGTGGTGTCAAGATTGGCTGCATCAATACTCAACGCCCAACTTTCGAGATCACATTGCAGTACCCACTGGCGATCAGTCTCGCACAACGTATCAAACAACGCAGGCATCGTGATAGTTTTAGCCAATGGCTGCTCTGAATTGAGCAACGTCAAAGCATCAACGCTTGTGGCTGCAGTGTTCATTGCCGTCGTATATCCAGCATCAGAGCTATAAGCTGCAATCACAAAATTTCCGAAGTTTACTTTCTTCATTTCGATACGATCAGCAGCATCTCCGGTGTAAGCAGCGGCTTCAGTTGGAAAAAACGTAATCCGATCTAGCTCATCACGGTGGATGTACGCATCAAAAGTCGTTGCAAGCCCAGTGCTAGTGCTCGTGTTGTAGAAGCTGTTGGTATCCGACGAATCGTAAAAGTCACTGTCGTCTGTGCCCGTGTCAAACGCTCTCGAAGGCCCAGTCAGCCAAGTTGATCCACGATAAATGCCATGACCATCAGGAGAGTCAGCGTAGCTATCACTGTTGACATCAAACGGCAAGCCATCAGAGCTGGCGATCACCACACGATCTCCAGTCCAATACCCTTGATTTGCCAGAGAGATTGATATTGGCGTGGCATTAGCATTGAACCGCGCAATGCTCATCGCCATTGGCTGCGGTGTTTCGCGGCTCAGCTCAAGGATTCCACCGTTGCCAAGAATTGCCATCAGAACGACCCGCTAGGCTTGCCGCTAAACGTAAATGAAACCGGGATGCTCACCAGATCACCAACGCTGACACTTGTTCCAGCTTGCGTTACCAATGCGTCGCCAGTAATTGTGCCTTCAGATGTAGACGTATCTAGCACCATCTGAATAGAGTTCAAATTAGTCGAATCACTTAGCAAGCGATTGATTACATTGACTGTTGCATTATCACTAGCATCATAAAGAAGGGTTCCGCTTCCACTGGTGCCGCGAATGCCATACGCATAGGTGCGATCAGCTTCACCGATGCCTGTTGTTTCTAACGCATCACGGGCAAATGTAACACTTACATCGCGGACTTTTGCGATAGCAGTTCCATCGAACCGAAGCTCAGCGGTAGCGCCTGTTTTTACAGCCATGATCAACGCCCTTTAGCTCATTCTAAGCTCTGCGGTCAAGCTGACGCTTACACTGGATCGGCCTGGCGCAACGCTCTCGACAGAAGGCGGTGAGCCCTCGGTGAAGCACCAAAGCAATCCAGCGCCGTTAGCACTGCCATTCAGCCATGCAGTAAGCGTAGCGTCGGCACCGTTGAACAGAATGCTCGGCAGAGTCAAGCTGTCGATTGCGCCTTGCGCGTCATTGTATGCGTCGAGAATTGCACTTACATCTGCGTCGGTGATGTTATTGAATTGCAGGCTGAGTACGGCGCGGCTTGGTCTACTGCCCCACAATCTGCGCGTGATCACACCAGACTGAGCCGTCTGCGTTGATGTAGGCCACGTTGGTGCCGTGAACCGTCTAGCTGTTGGTTGAATGCTGGGAAAGGTAGTTGCCATCAGCCTTGAATCGTCCAGTTTCCGGCAGTGTCAAAACCGTCAGCGACAAGCGGAACGCCTGCAGTGTTCACCGGCATGTGCAGTGCTTCTATTGTAAACGTGCCGTCTTGATCGGCTGAAATGCGCTCCACTTGGTAAGTGCGTGACGCTTGGTTGCCAACGACCTCCGTAAACAAGATCCCTGTAGGGCTTGCCGTCTTGCCGCCGTTTGCAACAGTCAAGGTCACAGCTGCAGGATTGTCACCTGTACTGGGATTCCACGCATAAACGCTATACGTTCCGTCAGATAAAGGCTTTACCGAAACTAATCCGCCTTTACCCGTGACAACGCCATTATTAAACTCCTCATATTCCGTCGCGTCCATTGCGACCTTGACGTAATCACCAGGCGCAATGTTGTTGTAGATAGATTCGTGCGTGACCTTAAACGTCACAATGTGATCCGCGATTCTGCGCATCCTGAGGATAAACTTTGCTGCGTCGATTGCATGATTCCGCTGGGTGCAGTAATCGGTCATGTCCAAAGACACGGTATCCAGTGGCGTGTAGCCGGACTCACTGACCAGCACTTCGCGAACAACTGAAAATGCTCCTTCGCTTCCCGTGTCACTGCTTGCGCGTTCTTCGCGATAGCTGACGCTTACCTCAGCTGGTTCTCTATCCTCTGGATTGAGATACTCGAACTGAT